ATCGGAGCGGTTCCGAAGATGACCTGCAGGCCCGCCGTCCCCTGGATCGGTGTGGTCAGGCTGGTTTCCTGCTCCTGGTTGTAAACGCCGTGATTATAAGGCATAGTTGATCCCTCCCTTTAGGTTCTGCCCTGTACGGCTTTATACAGGGTGTGGATACGGCCGGATTTCTGGCGCAACTGGCGCATGGCCTCCGGCAGGTCCTCCAGGGGGACGATCAGGGCGGCCAGGACCTTGTTTTTCTCGGTCGCCGCTTTCAGCCCCTCCGGGATCCCGTTGTTGTAGGCGGTGAACTGTTTGGCCACGCCCTTGATGGACGGGCCGCAGTACACCACCGTGCCGGCGGCCTCCGCCGCCTTTCTGGTTGTTCTCTTGGTCATGTG